AAGACTTAGCAACTCTCTGCTCAGCGTTTGCGCTCAACTTACCGAAAGCAGCCTTAGCTTCTTTCACCTCAGCAACTGCTTCAGCGATAGTTTTGTTAGCCTTAACCATCTCTTCGTTGATTTGCTCAACCTTGCTGTCAAATTGCTTAGAAGCTTTCTCGGTTACGTGTGCAACCTCAGCTTTTTGTTCTGCCAATTTTTGTTCGAGGGCAGACTCGAATGCTTTTAAATCGCTCATTTTCTTAGATTTTGTTTATAATAGAAATAAATGACTCCACTGGCACTACATCATTTTTTTGCTGCGGAGGTGCTGCAATAGCTGCCTCAGTGCTACTCATTTGCTCAAGTGCTTGTGCGAGTTGTTTGACTTTGATTAGACATAGGTCGATAGTCTCATCCGTAACATCACTATCACGAATAAATTTCTCGAATGATTTTATTTGTGCTTGTATATCTGCAATTGTTCCCATATTTTTCATCCCAATCATTGGAGTGTTTTCATTTGCTCCCCAAGCCGTTAGACTTGAGCCTTCAAATAGCATCACCTCGTGAATTTGGTTAGCATCACCACTCTTCTGCTCTCTTAATATTTTAAAGCCAATTGAATGCTCGGCAATCAATCCGCTCTCTACCATTTTGATAAAGTCCTTACCTAATGAGTGTGTACCAATCTGGCTAACGTACTTTAGTCCGTACTCATCTTCCTCAAGCTCTTGGATTTTCCCCAATGGCTTAGAAGGGTCGTGGTTAAGTAAGTGCTTAATCCTACCTTTAGCATTTGGTCCCCAATCAGAGATTGAACGCTTAAACGCACCTGGCATCATAATGTCTCCATCGGAGTCAACCATACCAAATGCACTAAAATAACCACTAACGATGCCTTCTTTGACATCTACATCCTTAACCTCCATTCCGAGGCTCTTGTAGTTATACATCATATTTTTACTCTTTGCATTATCGTTTTCAGATTCATTTTCTCCTTCCTCCGCCAAGTAAGCTCTATAAGCCGCATTGGCATTCTCGCGTGTGGTATAAATACATTCACCATCTCCAATTTTATATTTACCGTTTGAACATTTAGTTACTGGCATATCATTTCATTATTAATTGTCCGTTTGCATCTCTGCGTGGTATGAACGCCACCGCACATCTGCAATTTATCGTGAACCCTCTTGGTGCAGTCGGATCACCTGGTGCATCTACCACTATCGGTCTGCCGACTTTATCAGCACTTATGAATGGTTGGTCGTACTCAACCGTTTGTCCATCCATGTTCCAATGGTCGTAGAAATCTTTAGGTATCCTCCTCGTTCTCGCATCTCTTGTTGCTATCCAAACCTTATCTACTAAGAATGGATGCTTCTGTGCGCCTTTTAGAGACGCATAGTTCGATGCTCTCATTACCTCAGTCCTTGCTATCATCGTGGCTCTATAACGAGCGTAGCGCATTTGCGCATCGCTTAGAATGAGCAGTATGATATCATCATTGCTCAGTCCATCAGTAAGAGCCTTTGTAACAAGTAGTATTAGTCTGTCTTTTGTAGTTTTAGTCATTAGTGCAGCTAAGTAGAACCCCCATTGAATTAGGAATGATGTTAGCTCATCTAAGAACTCATCATTTAGTCCATACGGGTCAGCAGCCTTTTTGCTATCGACACTAATTGCTCTAAATGTTGCATTGCCAAACTTAACACCAATCTCTCGATACATTTGTCTCATTATCGGCATTAGCTTCTCATCCCAAGCCACCGCACCAAGTCCACTCACTGCTGCTTGTGGTCCGAGCTTCTTTACATCTTTAGCAAAAGCCTCAAGCTCACTTTTTAATACACCATAAAACAAAGAACTATATTTCCTATCAAGCGACCTCCTCAGTCTCTCCACCTTCAACCAATAGTCGCTGCGCTGCGTTGCGTTCATCAGTCAATCTTATTTTATACGACTCTCGTACCTGCCGTCTCATTGTTCGCTCCGTCAGGCACGTCATTTCCGTAGGGATCTTCGGAAATCTCTTCATCACGATCTCCCATATCTCTTTGTCCGTTGTCGTTGCTATTATCATCAGCGATACTTAAGTCCATCATTGCTTGGTCAATCGGCACGAGTCCTTGGTTAATATAACTCATATCCCATGCACCACCCTTCTCACTGTAATTCATCGCTACACGCTTCTCATCCATCGTTAACCAGTTAGCATCACGAAGTGAACGTACCATTCTCTCCATGTCTTGCTGCATCTCAGGAAGCGCAGTTATGTCAAAGTCGATGTACACATCCTCACCATATCTCGGCACAAGCCATTTGTTCAACTCATCTCTGAGTGAACAGCACATCGGCATGATTGTGTTCGTTATCAAATCACGCATTGCGTTTTGATAATTGTTATAGGATGATGTGTCTACGTCAAATAGTACCGCAGGGAGACCGAACACCCTACACCACTGATGTAGACTCATCTGCATTGTCTTGACAAGCTCCATGTCAACAGACGATAATCCAAAGTTAAGATAATCCCACGGAGTTTGCAACACCGCAACCTTACCCTTATTGTCAACTGTATTTATGTCCTCGTTAACTGCTCTCTTAATTATATTCGCTTGTTCAATCGTGAATGATGGTACAACTGTACCAAGCGGTTTAGGAGTTATTGCTCCTTTTGCTCCACCATTTGCCGCCATCATCGCAGATGCATCCGCAGCATTGTTGCTCATCCTTAATGTCTTGTAAGCAGCACGTAGCGGACTGACTCCACGCATATGTGATCGTGTAGTTGCATTAAAGTCTGGATTCCATGTTTTCCATTGGCACACGTTCGCTTTAGGTATATCTATACCCTTGTCTACCATGAGCCTGTACCCAACCAAGCCGTAAAGGTCGTTCTTGTCAGGGTAGATGTCCAAGTATTGGGTTGGTAGAACGTTAAGCTCTGCGAACTGACCACCGATATTACCATCGTTTCCGTAGATGTTTCCCTCTCCCGAAATGAAACGATATCCGAATAGGTTTTCGAGGAATTGGTCTTGTGCTTGGTACTCATTTGGTCTTTCTAATATTTTTGCTAATGCAGAATTTTCAACAATGTTTTCTGAGTATGCATTTTTTCTCTCGATTAATGCTTTTTCAAATGCACCTTGGAACGATAACCCTCTTGATAACTGCTTGTACTTTTGTAAAGATGTTCTTCCTTTCTCTGTATTGTTTAGCTTGTACACGTACCAAGGGATAGAGGCTGCTTTTCTTGCAAGGAACGTAACGATAGAATACACATCGGCATTGCCTAAATATCCTTCATATACATATTTCCCATTCTCGTACTCTTGAAGCACTGCTCCATTTATACCATATATCCGAGTGCTTTGATTCAAATTAGGGTTTAAACCCTTACGTTTAAAAAAATCTAATAGCCCCATTTATTTTATATTGCACCCCAAGTCACACTTGGGATTGTTAATTTACTAAATATGCCGTATCTCATTGCATCACAATTATGGACCAACAATCCGTTGGCAAAGTATTCATGTGTAGTATCAACATTTAAATCATACACTCTTTCCTTCCAACTTCCTTCTGACTCTAAGTGCTTTAGCTCTGCAATTAAGATGGCAGAATTTTGCTCTTGTTGTTTTTCTATGGTATTCTTTCCCACATTGTTCACACTTCCCCATCCCATAGTCTTGCTTACCAAAGTTATGCTTTTTTGCGTGTTCTTGGTGCCATTTAATTCCTTCAGGCGATTTATGCCATTCAGGAGCTTTTGCGATGCCTTTCTTTTGAAAATCAACAAACCACTCTCTGTTAGTCTCGATTCGCTTTTTGATGTGATCACTAAGGTGTTTGTTTGATTCGAGTAGTTGCAAGTTTTCGATTCGGTTGTTCCAAGTGTTTCCATCAATGTGATGGATGTGGTATCCTTTTGGTCGTTTGTTTCCAGTCTCTTGCTCCCATACCCACCAATGCATCTTGTGTGGTCCATTGTTGAAGTATCGTTCACCTGACTGTAATCTAAATGACTTTCCTCTATAAAATTGTTGAGGTATACCGTCATCCCCGATTGTAATTTCGAAATCTCTGTCCATCCTTCGTTTGTTTTAACTTTATGATTTGGAGTACAAACCAAAGTTAATTTAAACGTATCGAATTGCATCGAATACTTTTCCACAAGATGCAACCCGTTATCAAAGAGCTTATTTACTTTTCTATATCCTTCAGAAGTCAATACTAAATCGCCTTCCTCAATTTTATCTATCCTTTTTAGTCCATCAATGGTGCTTATCATTGTTTCACCAATAAAACACGCGTGATCGTTAAATTTTACTGGCGCATCCAACTTATTACCATTTCTATCCGTTTTCCACCTATAATTCTTTACTTCTTTTAGTAAATTTACACTATTTTCATGTATTATTAATGGAGTAGCTTTTACAGTTCTAATTCCCTCAGTAACGTCTTTATTTGCTGGTTTAGCATTAAATCCGTTTCTTATCATCTCCTCTATCGTCTTAGGCTCGGCAGCATCGCAGTATATTTCATCATACCTATCAATACCGATTTGCTTCATTTTCTCAACTAAATCAGCAGTAGTTAGTTTTGGTTCATAAATTAACTCCTGCACATAAGCAGAATTTTCTACAAACACTATTTTTATCAAACTGCTCGGCACGTTAAACCCAAAGTCCAATCCGTACACCACCTCTCCTTCCTCGGGCATCTGCTCCGTTGTCTTCCAATGTGAGTATATCAAGTCTTGGCTTAGTCCCCTTTCTCCCAATCCATAAATGGTCCAGTAGTTAGGGTCTGCATCCTTTAACCTCTCAAGCTCCAACACCAACTCCTTTGGAAGAAACGGGTTGTCTCTGAAAGTAGTAATGTGAAAGTCCGCATCGTCTCTCGGTATCACAGAGTCATAAATCCAGCTCGATAAGTCCGATGGGTTATAGTCTATCACTATCTTACCCTCCGTTCTCATTATCAACTGCATCCAAGCCTCATAAGTCAATTCGTTCGCCTCATTGCAGAATAAATACTGCCTCGCACGACCTCTTATCTTCTGAGGTTGATCTGCCGATACAAACTCAATTATATTACCATTCAAAGAATAAATTTGGTCAGTTTTGTTGTGGTTGTCCTCTGAATATATCCCAAGTCTACCAAGTATGTCGATAAAGTCCCTTAACACAGTACCCTTGATAGATGGAAGCGATTGTCTTACGATTGTTAATGTCTTGCCGTTCTCCTGGAGTAATTTTACAATAAACCAAATTAGAATGTTGTAAGTCTTACCCGAACGAGAACCTCCTTGCATCACCGTTATCCTCTTGTCCGAATCAGTTAGTATCTCGAATACTTTGTTAGTCTTTAGTGTTTGGTCCATATTAAGTCAAGCAGAGCTTTTAATGAGAAAAAAAAATTTATGTTTTAGTTTACGAGTTTGAAAAGTAGGGTATAATTGGGGGTCATCGTATATGCCACTTTTTATATGTTATATCTGTATAAGTCAATTTATAGTCTACCAAATTTGCGCTTTGCCCCCACCCTACTAAAAAGGTAAATTCTTTAAGTCCCCCCCATCGTATATGCACCCCCGAAAAAAACCCTTGTCAGTCTGTCAGTATCTTTGCTTAAGTTGTTGATTATCAGTGTTTTAATTTCCCTTATAAGGTATATTATGTTAAATAGGAGTGTAACTAATTGTGGATCAATTAGTTAGCACTTCATCTTTTGCCAATTCGGGGCGGACTACTTCAACACTTACTTGATTAAGTTGCCCCTCAATCTTACTTTCCACTTTTTGGGTAGGCATTCCCATATAGTACGAACAGAATAACTTTATTGCGGTTATGTCGCCCTCCAGGATTTTTTCCTTTAGCTTAGTGAATGCAGCGTTTGCCATTGGTGTTAGCTTCTCAATTATAGCCTCTTCGGTCATTCGCTTTGGTCGACCTGTTTGATTTGGTCGCTTTCCTCCCCACTTACCTTTTATCTTGCTTTCGTCTTGCATATGCAAATTGTGTAGTATTATTTATTTCCAGTATTGTTTGCCTCTATTATTTCCATATTATGAGTAAGTCCATTTAACGCGGCTTTCTCTCTCTCATATATCCTAAACCTCAACCAACCGTTAACGGTCTGCAATTGCTCTAAATAGCTTTTAAAATCATCTACAAAGATGTTAAGCACTATTTCGCCTTTTCGTTCTTTCTTGATATAATAACCTTTCTTATTCAACTAAGTAAAATTAGCCATATAAAAAAGATCAATTTTATGTATTTCTTCACAATATGTTGATAAATAACAATATAATATATTATTAAAATAAATATATAAAAAAAGTTGTGTTAATATTTGGTAGATTAATTGTAATGATACTATCTTTGTCTAAACAAAAACTAAAACACAATGAACACTTATTTTGTAACAACTGAACAGCAAGAATTGTATTTGAGCAAATTTGAATCAACTTTAAAAATATGCAACTGCGGTGAATCTGTTGCGTATGTTGACGAAGAAAGAAATGAGACAATAATAGTTTGCGATTCTTGCCATGATAACGCCCCGAACATAGAAAAGTATTTTTAATAAACACATAAAACCAAACACAATGAAACAAACAATCGCAACAATCATTTTTTTTGCCGCCATCATTTTATTTAACCTTTCGCAGTGGTCAATTATTTAACTAACAATTTAAAAAACACACACAATGAAAACAGTATTTTCAAACAGTCAACTTTCCCACGTATGGGCTAATCAATTGCAAAACTTTGGCAAAGGTTCAAATATGTATTTTGAACAAAACATTATGTACTCTTATGGTAGCCACTACCAAATATCTCAAATAGTAACCGCGCCAAATGGTGATAAAGTTTACTTTGTTAATTCTAACGGTTACAGTAATACAACTGCAAAACATACAAACCACGTATGGCACGCAATACCCGACAATTTTCCAAAGTTCAAAGTACCCTTTACAATTACTTCAAGTTATTACAGTGGTTCGCGTAGTCATTCATTCAGCGTTGAAAATTTACCCGCTATTGTTGATGCAATGTTATTGAATGTAAAAAATAAACTAACCGACCAAATTAACGCGCGTTCAAATGATAGGTTATTTATTCAAGCCGCCAATTTATTTGGTGATATTTGCTATTTGTGTCAATTATTCAACCTACCTAAGCCACAACGCCCGTCTAATTATTTAGACGCTCAAATTAAGGCGCAACACTTAAGAGAAACACAAAACGAACGCGAAGAGAAAAAAGCCGCTAAGGAACTGCAAAAAAGCCTTGAATTATTGACTAAATGGCTCAATCATGAATACAACGGCACTTTGTATAATATACCCGTGCATTTGCGCGTATCAAATGACGGTAAATTGATTGAAACAACCAAAGGCGCAAAAGTACAAATGAGCGAAGCACTGCGCCTGTTGTCTAAATTAAGGAACGGCGAAGATGTTAACGGCTACAAAATAGACGGCTTTACAGTTATTGAAAATAACGCCGACCGCGTTAAAATTGGTTGTCATGAGATTTCATGGAATATCATTAACCAACTAAAATTTTAACCCAATGAAAAAAGATACCAAACAAATAATCATTTTTTTTATTGTATTCATTGCCGCTCTCAAATTAGTTAACATTATTGAAAATTTATAAACCATGCACACAAAAAAAGACTTTTTAATTTATGACTTTATTACTGCAACGGGTATAACATTTGGAACACGTTGGAACGGTTGGGAATGTCCTTTATTTGATTTACAGGAAGCCCAAAAAATAATAAAAGGGCAAGACTCAAAAAGCGAATGTTTAGAAAATGGATGTACTTATTACGAAATTTCATTGGATGGATTGCACGTTATATCTACGTGTCCTGATGGCGTTTTCGTTGAAGATTCTATTTTAGTCGATGGCGTTAGATATTACCCTATCGGTTATATGAATTGGGTTTGGGAGGTTGCGCGACCTATTGAGCAAGAAGAACAATAAAGGTTAACCGATGAGGCTTCAATAGCCGAAACAATGCCCCGCAAATTTTGTGGGGTATTGTCTTAACCAAACTGTATAAAATGAATTCTATATTAAAAGCCGCCTTTGAGCAAGGCGTACAAAGATATTACCCCTACAATGGCTCAAAATTAGTTGTAAGCGTTTACAAGTCTTTTGTTTTGTATTATTTGGAAAGTCAACCAAATGACACACAAATTGAGCCTATCCAATTACGCCCCGATAACCTCCAAGCGTTTGAATTTGAGGGTGCGTTAGTTCCTTTGGCGTTGTCTTTACCTTACCGCCAGGAGAACAGCTCATTTTAAGCCATTTTAAGCCATTAAAATATTAAAATGATACCTACATATAAACTACACAATAAAAGCCCGTAATAAGCCCCAAAATACCCTTAAAATTGATTTAGTCAAACAAGTTGGTTAACTGATATACTATTTAGTTGCATAAACAACTATTCTATATATTAGAACAAATCGGCTTGATACTACCATAAGGTATTGGTATAATCATGTACCAAAAACCCCCACCAAAAATCCCTAATATGCTACACCAAAAATCCTGCACCCAAAAACCCCAGCGACCGAAGGGAGTTGGGTCACCTCACCTCACACCCTAACCCCTCCAAAAACTCCCGTACATCTGAAAGTTTAACATGATATGGCAAAACAACTCGGATTTCATGATCCTTCTTAAACTCCTTAATGATATACGAATTAATCTCGTTGATGGTACCAACAAAAACCTCATCTTGTATGTCAATCATATCGTTACATACTTTGATGCTATTTATAGCAGTTGTATGATCCCTTCCCAAAAACCTGCTGATATTTTTCAGACTATGGTCGGTATGCATCCTTGCCGCATAGCAAAACATATGCCGAGCAGCAGCTACCTCTCTATACCTATCCTTGCCAAAAACCTTTTCGGATGGTACACCAGTGACATTCGATACGGCCTCCAAAACATTCTCTAAATTCACCATATTATTACTTTTTAAATTTTCTTAAATTGTGGATAACTACTAATATAATATAATTATATTTTATATACTATATCTTATACAAAAATCTCATTCATACCATTTGCTCGACATATCTCAGTACGCGATTACACGGTGTACGCGATTTTTTTCTACCTCCCCCCATTAAAAAAAACGCATTAAATTTTGCAAGACCAAAAAAAAACAAGGGAAAATCGCGTAAATCGCGTACCGACCTCATTATCAGCACTTTAATCGCGTACCAATCGCGTACCAATCGCGTACTAATCACCAAAATCGCGTACCCAAAACCCCATTTTTCTTACAATATCTGATTAACAATATCAGTCTCTACGAACTTTATACATTTTCGGTTCGAATGTTCCTTAGATCGCGTACTCAGGTACGCGATTTTTAAAATAGTACACGATTCGTCTACCGCCCTGCTAAACCTTTTCATCGAGTAATCTTTCTTGTCAAAACCAGTCATTTTTAGAAATTCATTGTACATAAATTCGAAAGTTATCCACACATCCTTCTCATCCTTCTGCCTATCTAAGAACTCTAAAAACTCCTCTCCGAACTGTACACGGACTTGTTTACGATGTAATTTTTCCGAGTTTGCAACCTCCAAAACACCACTTTCTAAATAAAGCTGGACACAGGTAAACATCAAATTAAAAAACCTATTCCATTCATCTTTGTCCCAATCATCAAACAATTTCTTGCCAAATTCATCCTCAGGAGTCCTCGCAATTCCGAAGTAGCTCGAGAACTCAAACACTTTCTGCCTTCTTTTAGCGTGGTTGCCCATGTTCGGGATGGTATAATTAGTCGTAAACATCACCTTTGGAGAGTCCTTATAAGGGATAAACAGCTCGTCTTTGTTCTTCTTTTCGACAGTTATGCCTTCTGTAATGATAGAATAGAACCCTTCAAAATCCACGTTCCTCCTCGTGTCCTCAATGGCTAATATCCTTGTATCAAGATCTACACGCTGGAACGCAAAATTCTTATCAACCTTAAAGTTCTTACCATCCACCCGAACCAAGCTCGACAAATGCCCTAATGCCTTTACAAATATTCCTTTACCAGTGCCTCCACCATTGCTCTCATTCTCCGTCTCTTCAGCCAATATAACGCTGAATGGTCGGCTTGGGTCCTTATAACCATGTAGTAGATATCCAATCAGCGTAATTGCATACATTATCCTCTCTGTATCATCTCCACTCACCCTACTGATGAACCTATAATACTCTATATCAGCACTGTCCTGCTCTTGGTTGACATAAATATGATGGTCGATAATTTGATTGCGCCAAACAAACTTATTAAGCTCTCCGTAGGTTCGCATCTCAATCGAGTCCTTACTGATACATACCACTCCATTCTTAAACGGTATGTAACTAACCTCCTTACTATCTGTCAAAAACTCTATCTCTGCCCTATCAAAAAACTCGAAGAACGCATCAGAAAACAACACTGAAGCACCTTTATAAATATGCTCAAGCAAATCTTGAGGTGTCACCCCACCATCAAACGAGTCAGGTAGCCTATCGATATAATCTTTGATGAACCTCTTAATCTGCTCTGTGCTGCTCTCCTCTACGAACCCATCCTTGATTCTGATGAGCCGATAAATTGTGCTATTCGGATCATAAAAGTAAAGTCTAAACCCACCATTAGTAGTCAAGAACACTTGCAGCTTATAGCGATTGATAATCGGGTTTCCGTTCTTATCAATGTCCCAAAATGTACATACTTGCTCACCCCACCTTTCCTCCAACTCATCAACCATAAGCTGCGCGTCAGCTACACCCTTACGTTGGGACTGCACAAGATAAGAAACCAGTTCATCTTTTGTGGCTCCGTTCTGCTTCTTAGTAAACAAACTGCGTTCAAGTTTGTCTCCAAAAGACGTTTTTTTTTCACCGAACCCTTGCTCAAAGAGTTGCTTGGCTGCCATCTTAAAGTCTCCTCCACATTCTAATATTGCGTAGACTGCACTTAGTTTATATCCTTTCCCAACCGAGAATGGTGTGTTAACACTAAACACTGAAAACAACCCCATACTCTTATTATATGAGCCACTATGCTCGGCACTCGAGCCTGGTCGTAAGAAATATATCCTGTCAGAGTTCTGCTTGACAAACGACCATCCATTGTCAGTCAATAGCTTGACAATATCTCCCTTCTGATTGTAATCATCGAACGGACTCTTACCATAATCCTTCGCACTTGGTCGCTGATGAGCCTCTATTACTACCTCTTCAATAATCTCGTTAAAGGACCGCATAATCTCGAACAAAGTATCACGCTCAGCAATGCTCAGCACACTTAGTCCACGCTGAATAATCGTATACCCTTGTGTTGGAGGAGCCACCACGTACCCACCCTCACCTCTTGTCTCGATGATGCAATAGGTTTTAATTTGTGGGTTGGCTTTGCTCTCCTCGGCAGTTGGCATCCTCTGAGCTAACTTCTGATTGCCTTCAATCACCTCGCACTTATAGTACAAATGAATGCCACCACTCTTTGTCTGCACAACCTGGAGTCGAGCATAAAGGTCAGAAGGTATCTTTTCTTTTATTGCATCCCAAAGTGGATAGGTCTCATACTTCGTATCAATGTCTATCACCTCGAGTCCTCCACTCACTGCTCCGCAGATAACTGCTAACCCTTTAGTCCTTGGGTCAGCCATTTGTGTGTTAGCCTCCTCAGCAGTTATCCTGCTCTCTTGGTAAACCTTCCAAGGAAAGATAGCTTGTTTGTTATCATTAACCGCAATTACATTTACTCCGTGTTCTAAGTATTTTAGGTGCATTCTATCCATTTAATTTATAACAATAAACATCTATATCCTCTAAGCTCCTAACCACTCGGCTATGTATGCCGATGCTGTTCAGTGTCTTTATCCGATGCTCTTGCAACGGGGCTAAAACCCCCGTATCAGTCTTGACTTCTAAGAATATGCTCACACCTTTGCGCATACATAACAGATCGGGGATGCCGTTCCAGTTGGTGCTGATGAGCTTAACTACTAACCAACCGTGCTTTTGGAGGCGGTCTTTAATCTTTGTTTGGAGTTCTGATTCTTTCATTGGTCGTCAGTGTTTTTATTTTGATTAAGTAATAAAATTTTATAATCATTTAATTTTTTACCTCTATTAAAACTGGATATTATACCAGTCTGTTTATGCTTTTGCCAATAGGATGCATCAGTTTTACCTCTAACTGGTTCTATAAATTGTGGCTCAAATAATTCAGTTGTTAAATACTTTCTCCAAATATTAATTTTTCTTTTTCTTCTTATTCCTCCATCAATAATATTGATGCAACCAAATCCCATTTCTTGCCAAAACTTATTTGCATCAAGATCAAATCCACATCTTAAAGTAATTGAATTAGATTTAGAATTTTTTGCATATTCTTCCATTACTACCACTAATGCTGCACCATATAGTTTTCTTCTTGCATCATATTGAATACAAACTTGATGGCATTTTAAATCACCTCCACCAGCACCTATATATAAGTAACCACAAGGCTCATTATTTAGTAACCCTAAAAAAACTCTACCTTTTTCTTTTTCTCTTTCAAATACTTGCATTGGGTAAAAAGATAATGCTTCAGCATTTTTTCTTTGCAAATGATCAACATATTGTAACATATTTGGATGGTCTTGAACTATAACAAAGTTTTCTATACTCATATTATATGCATATATTTCTGATCAACTAATATCTCAACATTATATGGCTTGAGCATACCATCTTCAAACGATGGCTCGAAGTCCACCTCGTATTCATCACTATCGATAAGCAGTGACCCTTGAACATCTATATCGGTTAGTATGCAGCTATGCTTACGCATCAGCATCGCAACCTCTGAGTCGTTTAATTCCTCTAATGGTATAGCGTAATTGATATAAAATGTAGTCTTGCTATGCTTGAGGTCGATGTTCATCTTATCGGTGTCATCGTAGATTGTAGCACCCCAAAAGCATCTGACATCGTGGATGGTTGTGATAATCTCCTTAGAATCTTCAAAGCCTAAATAATCGCCTAAATACTTAATGTTGTAGAACAACTCCTTAGTACAAAAAGTTAAATGTGTCATAGTAGCTGGTGTTTTTAAATTGCTTGTAATTCAATGTTAAGTTCTACTAATCTTGCTTCCAAACGATCAGAAATATCCTTTAAAATGGATTTGTACATATTTTGATCGTGCCAATGTATTCTATGAAAAATTGTTTGTAAACTATCAGCATCGATTAAAACATTCATATGCACTTTTGCTGAATTTTTTGCATAATCCAAATTCGAAATGTCTTCAATTAAGTTTTTTGCTTTGTAAAAAGTTTCGTGAGTCATAAAGTGTAATTTAGTTATAGTATAATAGTTTAGACAGCAAATATAGGGAGAGTGAAGTTAATAACAATCAGTTGAAAACAAAAATAATTGTTAAACCGAGAAGTCTTTTCGAAAGTGCGCTAAGGTATAATCCTTCTTATCCATCACCGCCTTATATATTTTATCCTCTATCCCTCCTCTTGCGAATATCCAAAATAGCTGCGCCTCTTTGACTCTGTCCTTGGTTTGTATTCTTGCCCTACTCTGCCAATAAGATGTAGCACTAAAGTCAATGTTGTACATTATCAATGCATCAGCAGTATCAAGTCTAATGCCTTCTCTACCACTCACAATCTGACTAATAAATACTCCGCTATCAGCATTGTTAAACTCCATTGGGTCATCATACACTTTCCCCAAGACCCACCTAAGTGCCATTGCCTCGGCTTTGAACTTGTAGAAGATTGCAATCTTCTGCCCAGCGAACCGATCACGTATGTATTCTGCTTTGGTATAGTCATATACTCTTGCTTCAACCTTTGGCTCATCAACAATAATAGTTCCGCTAAACGCTTGATGTAGCTTCTGCATAAGTTTGACTGATGTATCTGCAAGTACGCTAACACCTTCCTTGTTGGTCATTATCTTATCAATCCTTAGCCTCTCACAGAATTTATATGTTGATGGTTGCATATCAACATAAAGTATAGTCTCCTTGACTAACTCCGTGAACCCTGCTTCCTCTTGCGTATAGGCAATGAATAGATGGTTCGTATCTTTCTCGATAAGGCTTTGGTTCCCACACGAGTAATCATTAATCGTCTTGCCATACAAATATTTTTGGCGTATGTCAACGTAATCTTTCGCCCATGCATAAAAATTTTTGTATGCTTTAAAAGGACTAAAAGACGATACCCACATTTGATGGAATAGCTGAGAGAATGACTCTGGCGTAGGGGTCCCTGAGAGGTAGATGATTGGTTTGCCATTGCATATTCTTTTTAGTTCTTTAGCTCTAACAGAAGGAGTTGGGAAAGCAGCTATAACGTGCGCTTCATCAATAATCACAAGATCATAACCACACAAGAAGTTATGCAACTGCTCGTAGTTAGTTACGTCAACTGAATGAAACATCAATCCACTCTCTTGTAGCTGACTCATTATATCAGCTTTGGCTTTCTTCTTTGTTACGAAAAGTATAGTCTGTGCGCCATATCTTTGTGCCGTAGCAAACGCAGTCAATGTCTTACCTGTCCTTGGCTCCATCGCAAGATACACGAGTCCATGCTCTTGAAGGATAGTAACTGCTTGGTTGCTAATCATATCTTGATAATCTCTAAGCATAGGTCTTACCAGGGTTTACACCTTTCTCATTAAACGGCTTGTAGTCATACTGCGGATATATCTCATCGAACATATCATTCTCATACCATACACCCATATGCTCGAACATCCACTTCCCATCCACTAATCGCCAATGGGTGTTCTTCCTTGCTTGGTTGAGTTCAAAGTAGTCTTTAATCGAGTTGGTTGTTTTTCTCATAATAAATGATTAACGTGTCTTTCAATTAATATATTCTGTAATAACTCCCGATAGTTAAACGCATCAGCCATGTCCTCGTATTTATACATTGACCTTAGCTTTTGATCATACTCGTTTATAGCGAGTAATAAATCTTGAGCCTTGGTCATAATCTCGAACAAGTGTTGGTCGTACTCCTCGTCTAAGTTAAATTTGATTATTGCTTCCATATCATAACGCTTTTAACTCTTTCTTAATCTTCGTCAAATATATCGCCAGGTCAAGTGCCTCCTCAATTGCGTGGTCGAGCCAGTCCTCTGTTGTGAGATCATCCCTATCCATTGTCGTGCCATAGGTGTCCTTACCCTTCTGTGAGCGACTGCGCATTAGCGCAGCCACTTCGTAGATGATACTATCATCTGATTCGTTGATTACTATAAAGTCGTTACTCATATTTCTTGGTTTAAATTTTTAACATCTATACAATCTATTGATTTTTTAAATGCAATAAAGACAACTTTATTTTTTAAGTAAAATGTAAATGAATCATCACTTATAATATACCCATCAGATATAACAGGGTATAAATTATTATTAATATGAATTATATATTGTTTCATTTCTTATGTTTTAATTGGTAACTAATATTCTTTGGCTTCATATCCTCGTTTATGCTCAACCATAGCTTGTGCGTGGCTTGAAACATTTCCCAGTCTTTCTCTACCTCGTTGATTGACTTGGTTACTAATTGCCATCCTACACCTTGCATTGCTCCGTTCTTGCCTATGGTTCTTGTCTTTGCATTTAGCCATAGGATGCCCACCTCGTGGACTGTCACGCTTGGCTTGTACTCCATTAATAATTTATAGTAAGCCGCTAACTGCAACCAATACGAAGGGTAGATACTATTTGAGGTTTTAATGTCAAGAAGAATAGTGCGGTTAGGGAAGCTAATCACCCTATCAAGTGTACCCGCAAACCCAAGGTTATCACTCACCATATGCGCCTCCATCATATCGACTACTGGCTTATGCATCTCGCTAAACTCTACATAGCGACCAAACATTGCCCATTCGAGAATCTTATAACGAGGTGATCCATACTCACTAACAAGATTGACCTCTTGCCCATCATCATATTGCTCTGTTAATTCGTGGACAACTGAGCCTCTACGACCCGCTTCATCACGAATGGCATCGGCATCAGAGCCAACATCTTTCAGCCATTTGAAATACGATGCATCTTTAGGATATGCGTCTAAGATAGTAGTGACGCTTGGAACAAACTGACCACTTTGCGTGGCATAAAATCTTGAGTCTAAGAACTCAATGCGGTCTTTAGTAACAGTGTAACTTTTCATTAGTATATAGTTTAAGTATTAAATGAGCAGTCAGAACTGGAATCGAACCAGTATGGTTAGGACTTACATATAACTGAGATATTGCCTATCCTTAAGCGTCTACCATTCCGCCACCTGACTAAGGAAATTTATTTTCTAAAAAAACCTCCCGATGTAGAAACATAGGAGGAACAGTTTAAAACACACCATATGAAACAAACGTTTGTGCGCTTCGCACGAACTCTTTACGCTACTGCTTTCGCAGCGAATATTTAGGAGGGGAGAAGGGAATCGAACCCTTGATTTATTGCACCTGCATCTAATCTCCCCTCTAATTACCAAACCTAAAAAGGTGTATCATCCTCGCTCATTTCTTGGAGGGTTGGCTTAATCTTAGGTAAGATAGTGCTTTTTACATACTCTTCCAAAAATTCAAGCCTCTCGCTATCATCCCAAGTGTCCTTACCTTTTACCTTAATCTTTTTAAGATCGGGCAGCTCACCTGGGTTTGCCTTTGTCCAATAGTGCTTTAATCCGTTCCCATTTTGGGAAATGAAAAGTACACTTTGCTTCTTATCACCATCAATGATTAACTTAGGTGATAGTGTAACAAGACCTGTAAGGTCAGCATTTGGCAATGCTTTTAAGAAACTCATCGCATAGCCACTTGAGTAGCCACACTCAAGGTTAAAGAATGTGCTATCATCTTTTACAACGATAACCCAACTCTTGCCATACTCAGACTCTCTTGTCTTGATGTCAGTGATGTAACCCGATAGAGAATCATAAAACTCTTCGTGTACTTCTCTGCCCATCTTGTTAACTCTTGATACAGACTTCTCTGTTGGAGTAGGAAACTGGCGGACCAATTTACCATTAGTAATAGTTAAAAACACTCCCTTGCTTTGACTTTGATTTAGTCCCATTTTACTTGGTTTTTGTTGATAATAAAAATACTTTGTCGTTATACTTAGTTATTAGCCTTGACATCTGTTGGTCGTAGGTGAAGTTCATATAATATTTCATATACCTATCACTTACTTTATTGATTGCACTAAACACATACCTTGCATCGTCTTTTGTCATTTCGTGTAGCATTACCTCAAGCTCGTTGATATCTCTCCAAAACTCAGGTGGTAATTTATACTTGTCATTAGTTCTCTTCTTATGCTTCTCGATTGTAGCCATCCATTGTGGCTTAGATAATATTACACTAAATGTAATTAACGTGACTACCACGATCCACAGTAGATGTATCATAAGTATAGTTTTCAAGTGCATTAATAATCTTGACATAGTTAACTAAGTTAATCTTACCAGTAGTCTCAGCTCGGTAGATGGTCTGCATAGTTACATTGGCAACTTTCGATAGTGTCTCTCTTGATACACCCTTGCTATCTCTAAGGGCGCGTAATTCTTCTTTAATGATTATTTTCATGTCCATAAATTTGTTGTACTGCAAATGTAATAACATATCTGACAATACAAAAATATATTTTGTTAAAGTTATCATAATACACTGCTTCGCATATTGTTCACTTCGCTCACAATAGAAAGAAAAACCCCCATAGAAATGGGGGTCGTGGACATAACAACCAAAACTGCATACTAAAACTTATAACGACCCATCTTGCAATGGTATATCTTGAGTATGATCCTCAATCATTCTATATTTCTCGTGCCATAATGTATTGGTAAGGATTACGCTTTTTCTTACTACCTCTTCCTCGCTATCATCAGGGTCTAACAAGTGACAAAGTTCGTGGATTATTATCTCCATTTTCTTCTTACCCTTGAGGCGTTCATCTACCTCGATGAGTCCCTCACTATGAGCAAACCCCCATACTTTCTGCTTACCTAATTTGCTATATTTTACTTTTATGCGTTTCATCGTGCAGCAGAGATAAGTAAATGTCGCTTTTGTTTTATTGTTGCGCTACCAAGCCTCTTGCGTGATGATGCCCCACAATTATCACATCTCATTAGGACATACACATTCGCAGTCGTGTTGTAGTTCTTACCTTGCTCACTTAGTTTATTTGATCCACAATTAGGGCAGCGATGCTCCCCTTCATCCAAAATAAATAAACCCATGTTAGGATGTGGTTTTATCCAAGGTCGAATGACAAGATAAGTCTCCTCAAGGATGCGTACATCTTGTATGTTATAATCCTCCATTTCTTTAAGAGCCTTAGACTCTCCTTTCATGCACCTCTCCCACAACTCAAAGTTCGTGTCCTTCTTGCGCTCAAGATTAAGTAGTTTGTTGACATAGTCCAGCTTGTTTGAAGTGAACCCAAACTGCCTACGGATATGCACCAAAGTATCAATAATTTGGTATGGGAGAGGAGGATTTAACCCATTAATGATGAATCTTGAGTTAAGTCTTGGGATGTCGAATTTCGCACCATTATGCGCCACCACGATATCTGCATCGTTAACGAGCCGCCATATCCCTTGTATGATGCGCTTATCGTCTTGCTCGGCTACCTCCTTTGGCTTTAGCTTCCCACTATATACTTTGTCCTCGAATAACCATTTTGCCGACCAGGTCAAACAAAACCAATCCGATTGTATCTGATGTGTCCCTACATTTTGTTGCCATATCCCCCACACATAAGCCATAATAGGTGCGGTCTCAATATCCAATATCAACACCTTTGCGGATGTATTAACTGGCTCTGGTTTGGAGTTTGTAGTATCGTAGGTCTTTGGCATAAAATTGGATTTGTCTTTTATTTTGGCTCGTTTTCTATTACCATTTAACCCACGATAATATAGGAGCATTGACCTTGCGTTTTCTAAAGAGTGGAATAGTGGTATATTTTCCTTATACATCTTGACTGCCAAGGTGTACGTTTTTACATTCTTGAATTTTGCACAATAATCTTTCGCTATTATGCCCTTTTCACTCATTTACGCTTTATTAGGTAAACGACCAAAAGAATAAGTGCTATCCACGCCCAAGTAAGAAGGAGACCTTTCCTCCACCATTTAAGAGCCTTGTCGTTGAGTTCGCTATCACGCTTCGCCTTTAGGTATACATCCTTATATCTATCCGTAAATATTCGCTTAGATACGATAGTGATACTATCTTTACAAGGCTTTAAAACTTCTTTGATTCTCCACCTATCAATGTAATGGGTGTCATTGAACCAAGTATAAAATGAGTCTGTTATGCGCTCAACAACAAGTGAGTCCTTGACAACCTGAATGGTGTCGTGATATTCATCTATAATAAATACTTTCTCTATTTTGTCTGGGTGCTTGACAAAGTACCTTTGCACTTGCTTCTCACTTACGCAAGACGTAAGTAGGAGTAATAGATATATTACATTTTTCATATTAGTAAATCTGAGAAAACTTTAGTTTTAGACCTTCTATCCGTTAAACCAATAGTACCTCCATTAATTAATTTAGATACTCTAACAACAATATCATCACTCATCCCATTATCACAAATCTTCCAAAGACCTCGCTTCTCAAAGAACCAAGCAGCACTTGTGAGTGCATACTTCGTTGCTACAAGGTCGGGGTCTTTAACAAGATCAACACCAATAAAATCTCCAAATGCTTTATAATTAGATTTGCCAGTTAAACCCAAAAATCCTCTGCCTCTATACCTAAACCCATCCCCACTATTCTTATCACCATTGCCCATACGATTACCATACACGACATTGGCGATGGCTTCAGGTTTACGAGCATACCATAACGCAGTCTCCTTGGAGAAATACTTTGGAAAGACTTTGATAAGTCCTTCTGCCGAGTAGTTAAGATTCTCTCTAACGTGTTTAAAATTCCCACTCTCGTGAGCCGTCTGTGCTAAGAAATGCGCCAAACGAAAAGGGTTGGAGATGTTAAACTCACGCATAACACTCTCCAACTCATTAACGACTTGTATGGGGATTTTATTGTGCAGTTTGTTCAGCATCTTTCTGCATTGCCTCAGCGATTTTCTGATTTGTTTCTGCTAATTGTTTTTGGATGTACTCCATTTGTGCGAGTAGATCGTAGGCTTG